CCAAAATTTGATCTTAAGGATGTAAGTATATCTTTGAAGGGTGGACCTCAAGGTCCCGCTTCGAAGACTGCTTTAATGAATCTTGATGTTTATACACAAGATGAAATCAAAGTCTTACTATCCTTGACAGATAATTTTGGAAAAGATTTCCTTATCGATTCATTTAAGATAGCTGCTCATCTTAAAGAGAAGAGCAATTATCCTTTTATTGGAAAACTTTCTTTTGTAAAAGATCCTGAAGCTAAATTAAGAGTTATAGCCATTTCTGACTATTATACTCAAATTATATTAAAACCTATTCATAGAGATATGTTATCTCTTTTGAAGGGATTTAATAGCGACAGAACTTTTACTCAGAAACCTTTCCATAAATGAAAAGATAATGGGGAACATTTCTATAGTCTTGATTTATCCGCCGCAACAGATCGTTTCCCAATCAGTCTTCAAGAAAGACTTCTATCTTTTATTTATAATAAAGATATAAGTTCTAATTGAAGAACTTTATTATCTGAAAGGGAATTTGGAATCCAAGAGGATGACTTTCACTTAAATAAAGGTAATATTCCTAAGGAATATGTTAAAACCTTTAAATATAGTTGTGGTCAACCTATGGGTACTTACTCATCTTGAGCGGTATTTACCTTAACTCATCATTTCATTGTATATTTTTGTGCTAGATTAAATGGTTTTAAATCATTCAATCAGTACATAATATTAGGTGACGACATTGTTATTAAAAACGATGCCATTGCCGAAACATACATTGAAGTGATGGAAGGTTTAGGGGTTGAGATCTCAGTTCAGAAAACTCATAAGTCAAAAGATACTTATGAATTTGCTAAACGTTGAATCAGACCCTTTGAACATGTTAAAGAATTAACTGGAATCCCTTTAAAGGGGATTATTTCTAATTTTAAAAATCCACAAATTGTTTTTTCAATTTTGTACGATTATATAAAAATTAAGAATAATCCAGTTCTTTATCAAACTTCTTTGGTAAATTTTGTGGTGAATCAATTGTATAAATCTATCTCTGTACCAATTTATAACAAGAAAACTAGAAAATATAAAACTTTCTATTTTCAAGTTAATAAGTTTGTACAAAGACAGATTATTACCTTAGAGCTAGCACTAGATCAATCATTTGGATTTTTAACTTACGAAAAGTTTAGAAACTTTTTCAATAGTTGAAATTCAAATGATGATCTAGTTTGTCCTCCTGATTTAAGTATAGGCCTTCTCTATTTGAAAAGGATACTTACAGGTGGTATTGCTAGTACAGTATCGCAGGGCGATTATCATTTAACTGATGATTTAATTGGACAATTAATGTCTAAATTTTATGATCAGTATAATAATATTCAACTTACGATGCATCCCCAATTCATAGGACTTGTGAATCTTCTTCAAGATAGAATTAAAATTCTTAATAGATTTAAACATAATAAGTCAGAGTTATCTTTATATAACTTGGCTAAAGATGTTGTATCTATTAAAGTTGATAACATCTTTAATAAGGACAAAGAAAAAGTCTCTGTCATATTAGAGATGGGTAAACTTATCTCGAATGGATTCCAACAACATGAAATCCTTAGTAATGAATTTGTAGTGCAAAATGCACTACCCTTCACTCCTGAAATTAGATTCTTTAATGATATAATCTTTAATTATGATTTAACATTAAAAGAAGTAATTAAGGAGTTTACTAAGGACCATCTTCGATTCTATCTTGATATGGAATCCAAGGATATGCAACCAGATAATATAAGATGAGTTATTCAAACTTATACTATGTTGGCTACATTCCTTGCGTGTTCCACACCACCTCCTATAGAAGAAGTCGACTATTATGGTCGATGAATTCCAAGGATGTGGAAAGATAGATGAAACGAATGATGTTATTAATGTTGTAGTAACTATTAACTTAAAATCTTAATAAAGATT